TGCTGTTCAGGGTGTTTTCCAACGCACATTCGATACAAGTTGGAATGCTACTCAGGATACATTCGCTCTTAACTATATTCGTAAGTTCTAATACACTTAAAATAGATATAATAAAGGCGGGAATTTTTCCCGCCTTTTTTATTACGTAATAAAAATTTATTTTTTTTAAAGTATAATTCCCTCACGATAAAGACGTGAAAATTCCACCATCGCAGAAAAGTTAATACGTTTGCCAGTTTTAGTAGGAATTTTGCCGCCTGTGGCAATACCATATTGGCGACCACGCTCATAGCACCATTGTGAATTGCTGTGTGTGGTTACATCCCACTTGTCATAATCTGGATCAAACGGACGACCAGCAAGTGCGTCTTGCACACCTTTTGTAAAATAACGGTTGTGAAGAACCGTAGAGATTTTACCTTGACGTGTATTTGCCTGTGCCATTGAATTAATCCCTACTTGGAAAGAATATAAGGTTTGTTCCACTTGCCGATATTGACATCAACATACCATCCAATATCATAGTAATCCGATTGGACATCGCTACGGTCGTGATTGCCATCATTCATTGCAGTCAAAATTTCCTTCAAGAAATTTTTAGCCTTACCGCTGAACTGGTCCTGATACCAGTAAGGGTTGACATCAACATGGTCAACCGCTGGCGAACCAAGACGAAACCCGCCAGGCTGATTGCCAACCGTTTCGTTATAATTCTGGATAAAGTCAATAGGACCGCTCTTGACATTCAGCACAAGGGTCATATGGTTTGAAACCGCCAACGAACCCTTGACGCCATATTTGGCAAGGATTTTCTTAACCGTAGGGGCAATTTTGGACTTCTTTTCCTGCGACATATAAGCCATTACCGTTCTCCATCAGTTGACTATAATTTAATATAACACAGAATTAGGGGTTGTCAAGGGCTTTTTTTAATTTTTTAACCCGTCTCTAAGACCTATTGCTTTACATTCATCAGGATATTTTTCCCACATTAATTTAATTAGGGTATCAATTTTGGCTTTAATGCCAGGAATTTCGCTAATTTCGCTAAGATCAAAGATTTCTTCAAGGTATTGTGCAAATGTCATACTGTCTTTAGCCATAATTCTCTCCAATACTTGACCTTATATTCTAAGATTATCATAGATTATAAAATTTTCAAGGGTTATTTTTTGCCTACATAGGTCATGACATAGGTAGTAGTGCCATCAGGATGGCGGTGACTACGGCTAATTGCCCAACCACGGCGCTGTAAATCACGCAATTTTTTGGTGGTATATGCGGGTTTGCCTGTAAAAACCATCGTTTTCTCCATCTCTTTACCTTATATAATTAATATAACACAGATTATTAAAGTGTCAAGCATTATTTTTTGGCATTTTTCAACAATCTTTCGATTTTTGCCTTGGCATCTTCGGCACTTTTTGGGAAATTTTCCAATTCAATTGTTGGTTTTTTGACAGGTTGCGGTGTCAAAATTTTGACAGGTTCAGTTTTTGGCTGCGGTTTTTCGTGAAACCTATCATTTTCGTAGTCATAACCCTCACGCTCACGTTTTTCACGCTCTGCAATCCAACGATCAAGGTCATAGATAGCCTCTGCCACATTAAAAATGAAGATGGCAGCAAGTAGGGTGCAAGTGATTATAACGGGCCACATTCTTATAAATTTACCATAATTACACTATTTGTCAAGGTATTTTTACAAATCAATATAAAATAAAAATAGGACTTGACAAAAGTTTAAACTATGGTAATTTACACCTACGGGCAATACTGCCCAAGTGGGCAAGGACTGCCCGAAGAAAGGAAAGTATAATATTATGGAATATCGCAGTTATTATTTCGGATACGGAATGAACACCCACCCTGATCAGATGGTAAAGCGTTGCCCTGATGCTACCCTAGTAGGTGTTGCGTATCTGAACGACTATCGTCTTGTGTTTCGTAACCATGCCGATGTTGAGATTAATCCTGGCAGTATTGTCAGTGGCGTGTTATGGGAAGTCAGCGAAAGTGATATGATTGCGCTTGACCGTCTTGAAGGTTTCCCAACTTATTACTTGCGTCAGCGTGTATTGGTTCAAACTGAGACCGAAGCATATATTGCTTGGGTTTATAGCATGGCTGATCAAGATTATGAATTTACGCCAAGCACATCATATTATGATTTGTGCACAGAAGGTTATAAGCATCATGGTGTGCCTACTGCACAGTTAGTAGAAGCACTTGAAGCCGCACCTACGCAGAAATATGTTGACACAACCTATGATTACGGTTATGACTATTACAAAAACCGCGGTTGGTTTGACTATGACAACGGCGTAGATGCCAAGTATGATGATTATGTATCGCAACGCTATGGTTTTTATGACCGCAATATGGAGAAGTAAGAATGGCTAAGTCCGCACTCATGTTGAAGACTAGACCTAAAAAGACGGTTGTCCGTCAGCCTAAGTTTATGGACGAAAAGTTCACTGGTCCTGAACCAGTGTGGACTGATGCTAAAAAGTGGTCTCCTGACAAATTGCGTCAGGAGATTACGCATGCACTATATTTCTACAACTATTATATGACTGCTGCTGATATGCGCAAATATGTTGTAGAATTTGGACAGCAGTATCTTAAATGGGGCAAAGCGGAAATTTCTGCATTTGCTGAATGTGAAGACAGTCGTGTTGGAATTACTATTGGTAGTGTTTCCAAGATGATATTGCGTGGTGCGCCGATGGCACATGATGCAGAGTTTATTACCACAAAGATTGCAGAACTGTTAGCATATGGCAATTCTCGTATTGCTGAAAAGAAACAAACTGTAGCCAAACAAGTTGTTAAGCGCAACGTTCAGGATCATATGCGTGATAAGTTGTCTGATACTATTGGTGATTTGGAAGTCATGTTTGATGCGCTAATAGAAGGCTCAACTGAAACTCCTGACTTTATGGCTTATTTCCGTGAGCAGAATATGCCACAGGCATTTGTTTCTCGTATTCGTGAAAAGTATGCAGAACAGTATGCAGAACTGCTTGAAAGTCAAAACAAGAAAGGCGATGCTGCACTTCGTGAAGCATATGCTTGGATGACCAAAGCAGTTTTCAAGCGTTATGATACTTGGTATAAAACGTTGTTTGATGCACTTACTACTTATGGAACCGTCAAGAGTGCTGTGCGTAAAGTTCGTAAAGCACGTCCCGTGTCTAAGGAAAAACTTGTCAAGAAAGTCAAGTTCTTGCAAAAGTTTGATGAATTGAACCTTGTATCTATTAGTCCAGTTGATGTGCTTAATTCAACAGAATTGTGGGTCTATAATATCAAGACACGTAAAATTGGCAAGTATGTTGCTGATAGTTCTAGTGGTGTGCTTGGCATCAAGGGCAGCACTATTATTGGCTATGATGAAAAATTGAGTGTTGCCAAAACACTACGCAAACCTAAAGAACAAATCAAGGAGTTTCAAACGGCTGGCAAGGTTGCACTTCGCAAATTCCTTGACAATATCCGTGCCGTAGAAATTGCCTTGACAGGACGGCTGAACGGTGATACCATACTTCTTAAATCTGTGAAGTAAGGTGATTCATGAAGTACGATAGTGGCTATATCACACCACGTATTCGTTGGGTAAAGTTGGATAAACGTAACAAGATGGTTGAACATTACAGCCATCGTGTTACTGTGCGTGACAGAACAAATTGTGCCAATGTTGAACGTTGGTTTAGGGAAAATTTTGATTTTAGCCCTTATCATTATTGGGTACCGCAGTATGGAAACATATATAGCGAAGGACCATATGTTAAACCACGTGTTTACAAAAAAAGTGAAACATATACACGTTATCACATGTATCTGCAAGAAGAAGATTTAGTTCAATTTGTAATAGGATATGTAGTATGACAAACTTTAATCACTTTCGCATTATTAATGACCTAACAGGTCTTGCCAACAAAATTGGTTTTGAAGTTGGACCAAGCCGTGGTGCATACAATTCATATGCTTATGAAACCAATAATAATGTAAATTTCTCACTCACTGTGCCAAAAGATGGTGGTGAAGTTTTACCAATTTATTCTCGTGGTATAGAGATATACAGCGGCAGTGCAGAAGATTGTATTCATTTTATGCATGGTTGGATGAAGCATCGTGAGTATATGAATATCCTTGGCTTCAAAGACAAGACCGTTGCTGACCGTGAAGAAAAGTTAGCAAGCAAACGTAAAATGGATCGTATGACAAAAGCAGTCGTAGATGGTAAAGACCCAGGTCCAGATTGGTATGAAGGTAAAGAAGATGAAGATATGCCCTTCTAAACCCATCACAGTGTTTCGCACAAGTTTGCTACCAAGTCTATCAAAAGAAATAGGATTGGTAGATGCAAAAGTTGAAGCCAAAATATTATGGCGTGAATGTAGTACAAATTATAAATGGGTATGGGAGAACGCCATTAAAGATAGTGTAACTTTCCATGCCCATTTTGATATTGCATCACTTGAATATCGTGTAGCCGTTACCGCAAAATTTGAACCAGAAGATTTGACTTACTATCTTATGGCATTTGAAGTAGCGTAAATAACGGTATGATAGTTCATCGTTTCCGCATGGGTGATGTAGAAGATGCTCAACTCTATGCTGCTGGTCCTATTATCATGTGGCAACAAAGCGAGGCTGGTGCATGGGTAATGGAACACGCACTACAAACTCCCATCTTCAAAACAGGCATAAACAGCCCCGATGGTTATATTGGTTATACGGTAATTATTGAAGCAGATTTTACACCCGAAGATGAGATTTATTTTTGGATGAGATTTGGCGATGAGTTAATTAGTCATAGTCGTGATTGGGAAACTCTATAGTCATAAATATTCATATGGCTACACTACAAGAACTTAAGACTACAGTATTTGATTATGTACGTTATTCACTCGGTGACGGTATCATAGATGTAGAACTTGACCCTATACATTTTGAAACTGCTCTTTCACAAGCACTAGTAAGATATCGTCAGCGCAGTGCAAACAGCGTAGAAGAAAGTTATTCATTTTTAGAATTATTACAAAATCAAAACACTTATACATTACCAAAAGAAGTTATTAGTGTTCGTAATGTATATAAAAGAAATATTGGTGCCAATAGCGGAACTTCCTCACAATATGAACCATTTGAAGCAGGTTTCGTTAACTTTTATATGATACAAAGTGGTCGTGTTGGTGGTTTGTCAACATGGTATCTTTATAGTGCTTTCTTAAAAGAAGCATCAAAACTATTTGGTGGTTATTTGAACTATAAATTTAATACTGTGACTAAAGAAATTACAATTATGCGTCGTCCACAAGCCGATAAAGAAACTATTTTGCTTTGGACTGAAAATTATAAACCAGATATTACTCTTCTTACTGATCAATACAGTTATCCATGGTTAAAAGAATGGACTCTAGCAAAATGTATGATGATTTTAGGAGAGGCTCGCAGTAAGTTTGGAACATTACCAGGTCCACAAGGCGGCACTACACTTAATGGAACAGACCTATTAACTCGTGGTCAAGCCAAATTAGATGCTCTTGAAGTTGAAATTACTAATAGTATGACAGGTGAAACTCCCATGTGGTTTGTGATTGGATAATTTGACAATATTACATAATTTTGTTATAAATTAAAGTATGAAGATAATTGGTATTTGTGGTTTAATTGGCGGCGGTAAAGGAACAGTTGCTGATATTTTGGTTGGTGAATTTGGCTTTCAAAAAGTAAGTTTTGCTGATCCTCTTAAAGATATGGTATCTAAAGTATTCAACTGGCCACGTCATTTGCTTGAAGGAGACACAAAAGAATCTCGTGATTGGCGTGAGCAACGTGATGAATGGTGGTCGGTACGACTTGGTATTGAAAATTTGACACCACGTTGGGTGCTACAATATTGGGGAACTGATGTTTGTCGCACCAACTTTCATGAAGATATTTGGATTGCAAGTTTAGAAAATAAACTTTCTAAGATTGTTTATAGCGGTTCTGCCCATCTTACTAACAATATTGTGATTCCAGATACACGTTTTCCAAATGAAATTAAAATGATTCGCAAACTTGGCGGTGAAGTATGGGGCGTTCGTCGTGGTGAAGACCCTGATTGGATGATAAACTTAATCAAATTTGGTGAGCAACCGCATGATATTCATCCCAGTGAATGGTCTTGGGTAACCGAAAATATTGATGTTTTAATTGAAAATAATGGTACAATAAGTGATTTGAAAACAAAAGTTTCGGAATTACTAGATAATATACGCACATAATGTTTTATTGAGGCTGCTTTTAATCTTATCCGCTAAATATTATTAACCTAAAAGGATAGGATAAAATGGCAAGTTTAGTATCTCCTGGCGTTTCAGTGACCGTTGTAGACCAGAGCAATTATGCTCCAACTGGACCTGGAACAGTTCCATTCATTCTTGTTGCTACTGCAAGCAATAAAACTAGCACCGCTGGTGGTATTGCTTCATACACAACAAGTTCAACAGTTAACACATTACAACTTGTAGCAAGCCAAAAAGACTTGCTTACAAATTATGGTTTACCTACTTTCCCAACTGATGCAAGCGGTAATCGTTTATTTGGCAGCGAATTGTCAGAATATGGTATTATGGCAGCGCACAGTGCACTAGGAATTACAAACCAAGCATATATTTTACGTGCAAATATAGATTTAGGACAATTAGGTGGCAGTAGTTCACGTCCATATAGTCCATCAGCAGGTGGTACACTATGGCAAGATACAGCAACAACTAGTTACGGTATTTTCCAATGGGATGCCGTAAACCAAGTATTTAATAAACAAAATCCTATAATCATTACAAGCAGCACACTACTAAACAATGGTATTCCATACAGCAACGTTGGCACAGTTGGAAGTTATGCGATTAATGCTACTAATGTTAACAATCCAGTATACCAAAAAGGCTATGATAATAGTTGGAACCTAATTGGAAGTAATGCATGGCAGAGTAAAACTCCTACTGTAACAGGTAATGCTCAAGCTACTGCACTTACTCTTACAAATAGTTTAACTATTAATGGTAACACATTCACTATTGCAAATACACAAGTAGCAAATCTTGTAGCCACAATTAATAGCAGCGGTTTGCCAGGCATTAGTGCTGCTCTTGTTAATGGATATTTTAATATTTTTGCAAATGCTAGGGCAGCAAGCACTGGTTATAATAATCCACCTGACGGAAGACTTAATATCACTAATTCTAGCGGTACTCCATTAACAAATCTTGGTATTGCTGGCGGCGTTTATGCTGTGCCTGCTTTACAACAAAGCGCACACTATAATAATCCAGCATGGAAATCAAGTGATGCAACACCACGTCCAAGTGGTAGTATTTGGGTTAAAACAACTGCTGTAAATGGTGGTGCTAATTGGACCATTTATCGTTGGAACAGTTCAACTCTTAATTGGGATCAAGTAGTAGCACCTGTTCTACAACGCAGACGTTCAGCTATTCCATATTATGATAACACTTTAGGTGGTCTTGGTATTACTAATGGTTCACTATTTGTGCATTTTGATATTCTTGCAAGTGCAACTGGCACCTATAAGATTCTACAATGGAATGGTAATGGTTTGCCGCTTACAGTAACAGGAACTGCTATTAGTCCAACATTTAATGCTGGTGATCAATATACAATTCGCACAACAATACCTGGCTCAAGTGCATGGACTAGCACTTATACAATTACTCTAAGTGGTACAACTGCTGCAAGTTTTGTAAGTGATTTATTAGCAGCAAATATTCCTTATATTAATGCACAACTAAGTTCAACCAATCAAATTCAATTGATTCAAACTAATGGCGGTGATATTAATATCCAGAATCTTACTGGCACTCCTATTACAACTGCAGGATTTACAACTTCAACGCCTAACGTATATGACGAGGCTGGTTCTGGCAGTTTGAGTCTTAGTTATTGGGGTCCAGCACAAAATCTATATCAAATTCCAACTGCTCCAGTCCAAGCCCCAACTGACGGAACACTTTGGTATTACTCAACTCCACTTGAAGTTGATGTCATGATTAACGATGGCACAGCATGGCGTGGTTATCAAAGTTCTGCACTAACAAAAGATAGTCGTGGTTATACTCTAACAATGACAGACCCACTCGGTCCAATTATTAGTAGTAGTGCTCCAACCAGTCAAACAGATGGGACTGCGCTAGTATATGGTGATTTATGGATTAATACAAGTAACCTTGAAAATTATCCACAAATCTATCGTTGGCAAAATTATCAAGGAACTAATCAGTGGGTGCAAATAAACACCAGTGACACTACAACTGAAAATGGTGTTCTATTTGCTGACGCTCGTTGGGATGGCGCTGGCACAGCAAATCCTGCGCTTGATGCAAAACCATCAATTGTTAGCTTGCTAACTAGTGACTATGTTGACTTGGATGCACCAAATCCACAACTTTATCCACGTGGTATCTTGCTGTTCAATACTCGTCGCAGCAGTTATAATGTTAAAAAGTACGTTGCAAGCAAGTTTAACAGCACTAACTATCCATTAATGTCACTACCAGCAGTAGCAGCTACTTGGCAAACTGTAAGTGGTAGCAATAGTAATGGTGTTCCATATATGGGACGCAAGGCGGTAAGAAACGTTGTAGTAAGCGCACTTAAGACAGCGGTTGATACTAATACAGTTCTACGTGAAGATCAAATTAACTTTAACTTGCTTGTTTGCCCTGGCTATCCAGAACTTACAAGTAACTTAATTTCACTTAATAATGATCGTCGTAACACAGGATTTGTGCTAGTTGATACTCCTATGGGTCTAGCAAGTGATACTACTAGCGTCAACAATTATGTAACAAATGCACTAGGTGCAAGTGATACTGGTGAAGATGGTCTTGTAACTAGCGATAGTTATACTGGAGTATTCTATCCAGGCGCAGCGTATACTAATGCTCTTGATGGCGTTGGTCAAGTTGTTGTTCCAATCACACACGCAATCCTACGCATGATTATTAAGAGTGACCAAGCAAGTGCACCATGGTTTGCACCAGCAGGTGCATTACGTGGTAAGATTGATAATGTTATTAAGATTGGTTATGTAGATCGTGTAACTGGTAAATTCTATAGTATTGGAACAAATCAAGGTCTGCGTGATCTTCTATATGCAAATAACGTCAATCCTGTTGCAGTATTCCCAACAGACGGTATTCTTAACTACGGAAATCATACTCGTCAAGCAAGTGCTACTGCTCTTGATCGTATTAATGTTGCACGTCTGATTAACTATCTACGTTATAATCTTGAACGTATTGCTAAGCCACTTGTATTTGAACCTAATGATACAATTACTCGTAATACAGCAACTAATGCTGTTAGTGGTTTGCTAAATGATATCAAGACTCAACGTGGTGTTTATGATTACCTAGTTGTATGTGATACTACAAATAATACACCTTCTACTATTGATAGAAACGAATTACATATTGATATTGCAATTGAACCTACTAAGGCAGTTGAGTTTATATATATTCCAGTTCGTATTCTTAACACAGGTGCTATTAGTGGAACAAACGCTAATCAAAGTGGTTTAAGTAACATTACACCAAGTGTAAGTTTATCAACTACAGCCACAAAATAATCTATAAAATAATCAAATAATCAAAAGCCGCCTTAACTGGCGGCTTTTTTGTTTTTACCCCCCTTTGAAAAGTGTTGGAATTGTTATAAATACTTTTATTAGGAGATACAGATGGCAGTTGCATCATTATTAAACATGACGGTTCCTGTTGCAAGTAATAGTGACCAAAGTGCTGGCAATCAAGGCGTTTTGATGCCCTTGCTCAAATACCGTTTTAGAGTAACTTTTATTAATTTTGGCGTTTCAAGTCCAACTACAGAGTTAACAAAACAAGTTATGAGTTTTGCTCGCCCAAACGTTAATTTCAACAGTATTGAAATTCCAATTTATAATAGCAGAATGTATTTGCAAGGCAAACCTGAATGGCAACCATTACAAGTTGAACTTCGTGATGATGCACAAGGTAACGTAAGATTGCTTATTGGCGAACAAATTCAAAAGCAATTTGACTTTGCTGAACAAGCAAGTGCAGTAAGTGGTATTGATTATAAATTTATTACACAATTTGAAGCACTTGACGGTGGAAATGGTGCAGCCAATCCAAACGTTCTTGAAACTTGGCAATTATACGGATGCTATATTCAAGAAGTAAATTATAATAACTTTGATTATAATGTAAATGACCCTGCAACAATTACTATGACTCTACGTTATGATAATGCTCTTGAAGTTCCAACAAATAGTGGTGTTGGCAAGGCAATTACTAGAACATTTGGGGCGTCAGTAACTGGCTAAAGGATAAACTATGGCTAGTTCATATGGTTTTTTAACCAGTTTACTTAATGGACTTACTGGAAATAATGGGCTGCATGATTATGCACATGCAGCCCAAGTCTTTAGAACTAATGGTTTTTCCAGAAGCCCAAAATACAAATATCTTTTTTATGTTAACTTTGTGATCAGCAAAGATGTGCCATCAAATATTGGTGCAAGTGAAATTGGTATGCTTGTTAAAAGTGTAGAACTTCCAAAATTTACTGTAGATGTAAAAGATTTGAACCAGTATAATAGACATACCTATATTCAAGACAGAATTAAGTATGAACCCGTAAGTATTAAATTTCATGATGATAATAACAACGGGTTGCGTCAATTGTGGGCAGACTACTACAACTATTATTTTGCTGATGGAACATATGATTATAATATCTATAACGTAGATGATCGTTATACATCACAAAATTATATAAGTGCTTGGGGATTAGATAATGGAAGTGATGTTCCATTTTTTGGTTCAATAGAAATCTATAGCATGTATGGTGGTCAAAGTAATAAGATTACACTTATGAATCCAGTTATTACAAGTTTTTCTCATGATACTCATGCTTATGACGAAGCATTAGGTATAATGGAAGCAACTATGCAAATCAGATATAATGGTGTAACCTATGAAGAAGGATTTGTTGCTGGAATACCAGGATTTAGTGAATCAAGTAGTTATGATAGCACATTTAGTCCTTTAAGTAACAATTTAGGCGGCGGTTATTATGTAAATCCTATAACTGGTCAATTAGAACAGCAAAATGCATCATTTTCTAATCGTAATGGTTATAATAATAGTCAAGGATACTATAGTCCTGAACAACAAGGTCAACAATTAAATCCTACAGTAGCACTTGGTTTAACTGCATTAGAAGTTGCTGCTATTAGTCAAAACGCAAAGAGTGTGCAGTCATCTGGTGGTATAATTACACCAACAGCAGATACCACTCATTCTACAGTTGCTGTTGCTGTGCCTCTTGTAGCACCTAGACCCCCAGATTTGAATAGTAGCACGGCACAAATAGATGGCGTTACCCAAAATAACACAAGCCCATATTTGTCAGGTAGTTGGCAAAATATATTATATAATCAACATTATACCACGGATAGAATTAATAGTGCAGAATCATACGTATCTTCAATTCCAACAAATCAATTGAAAAGTTTAACAGGTTTTAGTAATAATGTTACTTCCCAAGCATATATTGCACAACAATATATTGATAATCCTACATCATTATCTTCAACAAACATAGGCGCATCTGCTTCTGTAAATTATGGTCAACCAAATCAAGTTCCAAGTTCATTATCTTTTACTGACCCTACGACTCCGCCCAGTTCAACATATAGTGGAAATGATTGGCGCATTCAATTGCAAAATGAAAACTATAGCCAAAATGATATTGCGCTGGCTGCAACGCAAATATCAAAATTAAATATTGCGCCAGGTGTAAATCTTACAAATCTTGCTAAGAGTTATATACAAGCAAGCAAAACTAATACTCCAAATAATATAGTTTAATCTAAATATTTTTATGGCAAATACACCCACTACCCAAATTACAGATACCCAAGTTTTTTTTAATGGATATTTTAATCAACCATTACAAGTAAGTGATGCTGTTTGGCAACAAATCTATGGTTATTTTTATAATTTAACAAATAGTGCAGATGCTGCTAATGCGTTAGCGCAAAGCGTAATTTCATTAACTTATAATAATAATTTGAATCCACTAGATTTAATAAAACAGTTTCAACAGAATCCAAATAGCAATAGTGTAAAGACACTATTAATAAGTTTTTTTAATAGTATTAAGGGTTCTACTAGTAAATTAGGATACCAAAAACCATCTAGTGTTTCGCCAGTCGTTTCAAAAAATATTTTAGCATGAAGTTTAGTCAAGGCATTTTTACGCCCAAACATCCAGAAAAATATATTGGTCGCGGTAGCATAAGATATCGAAGTGGTTGGGAATTGCAATTTATGAATTTTCTTGATACACACCCTAGTATTAAGCAGTGGGCTAGTGAATCTATTAGTATTAAGTATGAAAATCCTATTGTCCAAAAAGTAAAAAGTTATGTACCTGATTTTTTTATAATTTATGAAGATGCAAGTGGAAATCGTAAAGGAGAATTGGTTGAGATTAAACCACATAAAGAAACTACATTAGAAGCCGCTGGTCGTAGTCAAAAAGCGCAAATTCAAGCCGTTGTCAATCAAGCCAAATGGAAAGCAGCAGCAGAATTTTGTAATAGAAATGGAATAAAATTTCGTGTAGTGACTGAACATGAAATGTTTGCAAATACAAAGAACAAAAAAAGATAAATTATTATATGACACAAAAACTTGCAGAATTATTTGATTTGCCAACATCTAGTAAAGAAATGGTTGAAGCACTTGATACGGCCAATCAATTAGAAGCTAGTTTGCCAGAGCAGCCAGAAGATGCTATGGATAAAGAGTTAGACGAATTAACTGAAAAAGCCGTAGAAAGTTTTGAAAATCTTCAAAGTTTGGGCATGAACGTTGAAGCTAGATTTTCTGCTCCAATATTTGAAGCAAGTGCAAAGATGTTAGCAACTGCTGTTACTGCAAAACTTGGTAAAGTTCAAAAGAAATTAAAACAAACAGAAATTGCACTAAAAGCAAAAAAATTGCAATATGATATCGATAAAGATAGCGGTAACCAAGAAAGTGAAATAGTATCTGCACAAGTATTTGATAGAAATGAACTTCTTAAAACTATAAGAAAACAATAAATATCATAAAGGTATTAACTATGAAGTCCTATATTCAGTATTTGACAGATAATGAAAAGAAGTATGGGTTCCGAGCAAAGATTGCAACGGAAATCACAAAAGAATCTATGGAAAAACTCCAAAAAGTTTTGGCTCGTTGGAATCTTGAAGCAATTAGCGAACCAAAAAGTTTGCCAGTAAGTGAAGATCATACAGGTTTTGGTCATCTAAAGGCAACTGAACTTAATATTATTGATATGGTTGTAAATTATCCTTGCACGCCAGCAGAAATGCAAGCAGCAATCCATGAAGCCACACAAATTCCGTTTAGCCACATTATGGTGATTACACCAAATCAAGAAATTCTTGCTGCACCAATTGCACCAGAAGCATTAGGTAAGGCAATTCTTGAAAAAAGTTATCCAGAACAAAAAGCACCTCAATTACTTGCAGACTTGGCTAATGCACTAAAAATTAAAACTATTGAACATCCATTTGCAGTAAAGCCAGAAGTTGGTAAAACTACAAATGATATTCCACAGTACAATACAAGTCCTGTTGGAACAAACAAGAATAAACTCCCAGAACGTGGAAGAACAGGAAGATAACCATGCAAATGATTGATGTATTAGCAAAACTAAAAGAAATTGAAAGCCGCAGTCCAGAAGAACTTGGTCGTGCTATTAATACCCTTAACAAATTTAACAGCACAGAAGTTCCTGTTCACAAAGTTGCAGAAACAAAAGTAACTGAAATGCCACAAAGCAACAATAGCAATTATATGGTTGATGTTCTTTCTAAACTTAAAGAAATTAGTGACCGCAGTCCTGAAGTTGCGCATGCTATTAATAATGCAAGTCGTATGGGAACAAATGTAGCAGAAGGTATTGAAATTAAAACTAGTGGTGATGATGCTATCTTAGCACAAATTCTTAAACTTGCTGGTATGGTCGGTGGTGTAAATTCACCTGATATGGCTGCTGCACATGGTGATGCGCCTATGGGTGGTGAAATTCCTCACGACCATGCTATGGTTCCAAGTGAGACTGCAAAACCATCATTCCCAAGTGTTGGTGCTAATCTTCCAAATATTAGTGCTGGACCTGATATGGAA